GGTAGCAGCCGCATCATCAAGGTTTATAGTCATTGAATCAATACGATCAGTAGTATCTTTTCGCGCTACTAATAGGGTTCGCGCTTGATCTAAAGCCTCAACATCAGTTTGAACTAATATTCCATCACGCTTGCCTGAGTGCAAAAAGAAGGTATCTATCGAAGTTTGATCAAATGTATTTTGACTAGTTCCATTTAGGCGAGTTACTGTTACATCATTTACTAGCAAGGTATCATCGTTAGCAAACTCAATTTGGTTGTAAGTAATCGCTGAGCCATCATCTGCAAAAACAGTTGGGGTTTCATCAGCCTTTTTACTAATTGTATCTCTTGATAAAAAGGTTGCATTTCCCTCGGCGTCAATAAAGAAGGAACCAAATTCTGAGGATTCAACTAATTGAATTGCATCTAATAAATCTCTATTAGCCGTTCCTGGGTCTGCCTGAAGTGTGCTATTGCCCGCATTTACATCCCTTTGAGATGAAGGAAAGTTTACAACATCTAGCAAGGCATTTATTCTTGCACCACTTAATTGCACACCTGATCCTGCAACTGTACTAATTAAAATTGAGTTTAATAATCTAAAACCATCAACGCATTGCAGAGTGATTTTAGAGGTATCCTCAACGCCTACTCCGTAAGTGCTGTTGTAAGCAGTAATGTATCCTGAGTAAAGATAGTAACGATCAATACCGCCACCATCATCATAATCTGCATAAATGCGGATTTTACGAAGTGGTAGTAATTTTCCATAGTAGGGCGAGGATGTGTTCTCAGCGGAAAAATCCCCGTTATCATCGGCTAAAATTACTGTTGCAACTCCAGCCTCAAATTTATTAAGGATTCGATTTCTACCTCTGCGAATACTTACTTGCAAGGCAATATCTGAAACATCAACTACATCTCCAGGGGCATCTGCTAAGATACCTGTTCCAAGTGGGGTAGTTGGATCATCGAGCAGAAGCGGGTTACCGAAGGCAGGCCCGTTTGCAAAATCTACCGATACTCCTACAACTGGTAAACCTGGCATTATAGATTTACTACGCTAGAAGTAATTGCCTTACCTGAAGTTTGCCCTGCTAAAATTCCATTTCTAACAAACTCAGTTAGATCAGAGGCTGAGGTTACGCTGCCGTTTACAGTTATGTTCACAGTTGTTCCCATTCCGCCCATCTTGCTAAGTGGAATAACTGCTTCAGGGCCTGCCTCGCCAATAAGTGCGGTAGTTGCTTTAGTTACAATTCCGCCTGCTGCCATCTTAGGGCCACTAAATCTATTACCACTTTCACGCATTCTTTCGGCTTCAATTTGTCCAACGCTCATACCAGTATAACCTGTGGTTCCAACTAAAGTTTTTGCTAAATCAGAATAGTAAGTTGGTGTATAAGGTACTGGTAGTTCAGGTTTTTTCATTGCGGCAAGCATCTTTAAATACTCATTTAATGCCTTAAGTGCTGCTTCCCAACCTTCGGCTGCAAGTAATCCTTCAAAATCCCAACCATTAATTTTAGGAACATTTAGAACTTTTGCAACATACTTTAAAACTTCTTGAGTTGTAATTCCCCATTTACCAGCGAGTGCTTCAACCTCATAAGTAGTTATCTTATTATCTGAGATTGCAATTAAAATATCAGCGTAGCGTTGAGAGGCTATTGCAAGTCTTTGAGTTGCTTCATAATTAGCGAGCAATTGATCATACATTCTTTTCTGAGCAAGATTCTGCTCTTTAAGAAGGTTTAATCTAACTGCTTCAAGTTGAATAGGATCAGTTTCAGAGGTTGGAACTACACCCATTGCCTTTAGTTTATTTAAGGCTTCTTGGGTAGCAAGTTGCTTCTTTTGTTCATCAGTTAATTTTGTTGTACTAGTTACTATTTTGCCAACAGTTGTTGCAACAACACCTGCGGTTTTAGCACCCTGCCTGCCATAAGTTCTACCCCAAAGTTTTTCATTTTTACGCAGAGCATCGCCTGTATTACTAATTTCATCAGTATTTTTAGTTAATGCTTTATAGGCAACGAATGCTGCTGTTGCAGCAACAACTGAGGCACCAGCCGTTGCTAAACCAGTAGCAATACCTGCTGCGGTTGCGGCTACTGCTTGAGCGCCAAAGGCTACTGCTAAAACTCTTACTGCACCTGTTAAGGCAATTATTCCTGCAAACACCTTAGCGCTTGCAAAGGCAGTTAATAATAAAGAACCAAAAACTTTTATTGTGTCTAAATTACGACTAATAAATCCAAATAAATCAGTTACATAAACAATAAAAACAGGTAGTTGAGTAAGGATAGTTTCTAACGCAACCGCAAGTTTATCTTTGTTAGCATTGATCCAAGCCTCTAATTGAGGTAAAACTTTAGTTTCAATTACTCTTGCAAATGTTTCAATAACAGGCAAAAGGGCATAACCTAATGTTTCAAGAATTTCGCCATAGGCAATATTTAAGCCCTTTAATCTAAATTCTAAAGTTTCAGCGCGTTTAGATGCTGCTCCTGCTGTTTGCTTATTTACTTCCTGTAATGCTTTTCCATAATTTTTAGATTTAATTGTTGCATCACTTAAGCCTGGAACTAAAGTTTTAAGTGCCTTAAATTGTCCTGAACTTGCTTTTATTATTGCGCCAACGCTAGTTGCCAAATCAGCACCTGATGCAGCACTAACATTAAGTGCAGTTCCAAGTAATTCTTGACCGCTTGCAATTGATCCTGATGCTGCCGCCAAACGACTTAACGCAGGGCGAAGTTCATCATCGGCAACAGAAACTTGTTTCTGTAATAAAGTTATGTATTCCTCAGTGCCAGCAATAGCGGCATCAGTAGCGCCAACAGTATTGCGCAAAGAGTTTGCAAGTAATGCCTGACTCTTTTGATCATCCATAGCAGCGCGAACTGCATCAACGCCAACCTTAGTTGCAAAGGCGGCAGAGGCGGCAGCAGCAACTCCAAATGCTTTAACACTTCTTTTAGCAAATCTATCAAAATCTTTGCCAAGTTTTGTTATATCTTTTTGAGCCTGCTTAGAACCTTTAGCGGAGTATTGGGTGATAATCCGAGCAATAATTGCGCCAGTTGCCACTTTAACTCCTACCGTTTAAATGATTTTGTAATGTTTTTTTAGCCTCATCTAAGGCTGCTGCAACTCGCCTTTAGATTTCCTCTTTATCTTTATCAACAACTGCCCAAATAAGGCGTGAGGCTTTACCAAATGAATTGCTTAAATATCTAATAAATTGATTTCGTGATGCGTTGCCACGCCTGCCTGCATTTTCAAATATTGCACCAGCCGCGCTTTTATTAATTAACGCACCTGCGCTAGTGGTGTAATCACCACGAACTTTACCCTGCGCTTTGCTTTTGACTATACCTGATTGAATTTCACTAACATCCCAGGCGGGCCAGCCAGCGCCACCGCGAGTTCTAGGATTAGTGGCTGATGTTTTACGCCAGCCACGCATCGGAGTTCCATAAGCAGGATTAGTAAATTGAACAACTAAGTTATCTGCTGATTTCTCAGCCCTAGTTAATTCATCATTGATTACTTTATTGAATTTTCTAGCCGCCGCCTTATCAAATTCTTTTAAGGCATCAACAGTTTCTTTGATGCCTGATAAAACAATTATCTCATCGGCCATTTTTGTTTGCCTTTGCTTTTTCTTTTAGATAGGCGAGCATTGCTTCTAAGATGCCGTCGGGTGCATCTAGTAAATCATTAGTTGATAACCCGTACTCCACCGCCAACATTGCTAATGTAAAAGTTAGGCTATCGCGGTGGATTCTGAATTTGGGTCTGAAATCATTTCTACTGATTCAAGTGTATCTAAGAACTCAGGGCCAAAAGGTTTTACAACCCGCCCATTATCTTTTAGAGATTGCCAGGCTAGAAAATAGATATGTTCCATTTTCTGATCCTCTGCAAATAACTTTGCTAATCCCTTACCGAACTTTTGCTCGAAAGCAACGATGGTGCGTGGGCGTAATGAAAACACGCTATCTACACCATCGTTAGTTACGATCTTTAGTGATAATCCATCCATTTTATTTCCCCCTAGTTAGTTATGATGTTGCTTTTGTTATTGCACCTGATATTGGCCAGGTAACACTTGCTGTTGCTAGTTCACCGACGGCACCAGATAGTGGCTGCCATTCTGCTACTAGCGCGTTGAATGAATATGAAGGATTTGTTGCAGTTGTACTTCCTGATACTGGCTTAACTACCATTGCAGCAGAAGTTCCGATTGTAGGAAAAACAACTGATTCAAGTTGCCCAGAAGCAAAATCCTGGAAAAATTCAACTGTTATCTGATTATCGGCTAATCCAGCCACGCGAGTTCTTGCAGTATTGCCAAAAGATGTTGTATCTACAACATCTAGTGAAGTACTTAAAGTTACTGAACTCACGAAAGATGAAATATCTGTACTTGCAAAAGTAACAGAGGCGTTAGTTAATACAATTCTTGCCATTATGCGTTCGCCTTAGTGATAGCACCAGAGATTGGCCAAGTAACGGATGCGGTGGCTAATTCGCCAACTGCACCTGATAGTGGTTGCCACTCTGCTACTAGGGCAGAAAATGTATAGGAAGGGTTGGTTGCGCTAGTTGCTGATGAAGTTGATTTTACAACAACTGTTGTAGCAGTTCCAATTAGTGGAAATATTGTTGCTTCTACATTTGATGTTGCAAAATCTTGATGAAACTCAAGAGTTAGGGAATTATCAGACAAACCAGCAACGCGAGTTCTTGCCGCAGTTGATGAAAACCCTGTTGTATCTACGACATCATTTGATGTGCTTAAAGTTACGCTTGCGATGTGATCAGATAAATTAACTGAATTTATCACAATGCTCGCATCTGTTAG